TACTCTTTATCAGAAACACATTCAAAACCTTGCGCCAGATAGTAACGATCAACTATTACGCATTCAGCAATCAATAAAATTCATTCTCAATTTTTGTAAAGAACATAAAATTGATATACACAGTTATATTTCATATAAAAAAGAAAATCTCCCGTATTTTTTATTACATTTAAAAGAGTATAAGGTTAATTTTTATACACTCTACGGTTTTTTAGATTTTGAGCGTGCGTTTAAAGCAATAGACAACGATATTATAAAATTTATGTTTGATGAACAGATATATGAACTGATGCGAGTGTCAAAAGTAAAGTTATATGGGTCGAAGAAAGCTAAGACGTTAGTTGATTTAGGGTTACAACGCGCTTCAGAATTATTGAAAAAAACAGTTGATTAATGGTGTATACTTTTTTATTATAAAGACTAAATATGAGCACAACAGCATTTACATCCAATATGTTCGAAAGCATTAAATCAGCCCTTACTAAAGAAGTCACGCCGACATCTAACAAATATAAAGAAATTCTAAAGACGGAGGCAGGTAATACGTATAATGTACGCTTGCTTCCGAACATTAAGGATCCTGCAAAGACATTCTTCCATTATTATTCATACACATGGAAAAGCTTTGCAAACGGGCAATTAATTAATATTACAAGCCCTGCTACCTGGGGTAAGAGGGATTTAATTGCGGAAGAACGCTATCGTATTCTCCGCTCTGGTACTGAAGAAGAAAAAGCAAAAGCAGTAGCACTTACCCGACGTGAAGGGTGGTATGTTAATGTTTATGTAGTTAATGATCCAGTGAATGAAGATAATAATGGACAGGTCAAGGTTCTTCGCTTCGGTAGACAGCTCCATAAGATTATTATGGATGCAATGCAGGGTGAAGAAGCAGTTGACTTCGGACCAAGAATTTTTGATCTTTCATCTAAGGGATGTAATTTTAGGATTAAGGTCGAAAAGCAGGGTGATTACCCGACATATGTATCATCTAAATTTGCACTACCGAAAGAAATCCCGGGTATCGAGGAAGAGGATATTAAAGAGATCTACAGTAAGACCTTTGACCTTGAGTCGTTTGTGACTATGAAAGAAAACGACGAGATTAAGCAGTTGCTCGATGAGCACTATTACTGTATTGAGTCGGGTGATTCAGATACCAGCGAAAGTAAGGAAGTTGCCGAAGCTGTGACAACGGTAAAGAGTGTACAACCTCAAGCAACACCGACATCATCTTTTGCTGACGATGCGATCGAGGATCTTCTGAAAGGACTTGAATAATAATGGATGATACATTCAGAGAACCAACGCCCGCTGAAATTCAGCGGGCTGTTCTCCAATTTATGGGTGAAAATATCGGCGAGCTAAAAACTCTCGATTCACACATTATTAATAGGACAAATACTTTAAACGGTATTACATTACGCCCTGAAGATGTGTTGAAAAGTATACCACCACCACAGAATATACCTCAACAGCAACAGAATACACCTCAACAACCTCAACAGCAACAACAGCAACAGAATACACCTCAAATACAGCAACCTATTGATGTACCGCCAGCGCCACTGCAGCAACAGGACAGCGGTCAGCTCGAATTCGATTTTAACCCAAGCCATTATGAAGAGATAATGAAAATTCTCAATACACATACACGTGAATTAAAGGAAATAAATACATCTCTTCGTGAATTGAGCGATGTTATTACATCACGCAATAAAAAAAAGGATTAATACCCACGTTGCTTAGCTTATTTGCTCGTGTATAATGATGTGATGAAATTAACGATACCGAATAAAGATTTATTTCTTAATAACTTTCTTGTATCAATTGGTAAAATTGCAGAGAGTGCAACACTAAAGATTACTCCAGGGCGCATTGATAGTTTGGTAAGTACGGGGGATAATACTGCTATTATTTCTATTAGTTATGAAGATAGTAATATTGATTGCGAGACAACACTAAATATACCAGACGTTAAGAAATTATGTCGTGTAATTCAATGTATTGAAACACCAGGATTTGATCTCACCGTAAGCAGTAACAATATAAGTTATACATCGAAAACTATACGGTTTAAATATCATTTATATGATGATGGTATTATAACTGTACCGAAAATTGACTTGAAAAAACTTGAAACTATAGATTTTGATAGTAAATTTACGCTCGCATATCCTTCAGTCGCATCTTTAGTTAAGGGTAGCACGATTGCAACAGATACAAATAAAATATACCTTTCGTTTGCTGACAAAGAAGTTCACGGTGAATTAACAGATCATGCAAGAGCGAACATCGACTCATATGGTCTGTTAATATCTTCAGATTTTGTTGGTAAACCTAATCTTAAACCCTTACCATTGAATTTTGAAATATTCAGAATAATTTCTTCTATGAAATTTACTACATCGGTGTGTGATATTGCATCTTCGCTCGGAGTTATGACATTTAATATTGACCTTGAGAAAACAAAGATTAAATTTATTATATCTGCCTTAGCAAATTAGTATGAGTAAAAATAAATTAAAAACACCGAGTTATTTTATAAAAAGATTGCGTGATAACGGGTTTATAGCAATCAAATTATTTACGATGTATGATAAAGCAGATCCAAGACGTTGGACAGCTATTGTGAATCCGGGTGAGCGGTCAGTTTTTATTACATGCTACAATAATAAAGATAGTCTCGGTGATGTGATGTTTGAATTTAATGACGGTGGTGTTAGCATGCCTAAAAATATATTTCTCAACACCAGTAGTATTGAAGTTATAATTGATTATTTGATTACTAAAGGTGTATCAAATACACACTATCAAGGTAGATCACGCTTCGTATCAAAAGATATAAATAATAATGATGAAAGACAAGAACAATCACAAGAAGCAACCGGAACAGGACAGTAACAGTTCTTTCGTCCCGAATAAAGATGTATCAGCAAAAGAAGTCATACAGTCTGCTTTGTCGAGCTTTTTAAAGGAAAAGATACAGGAAAAAAATGTAACCAAGAAAAATCTTGAATCACTCATAGGAGTAATTGAAGAATTTTTAAATAGCTTTATTGTTCTTGGATATACATTTGACGGTACACCTATTCAATATATTTGCGCACATACACAACAGGAAGCGGATTCACTCGCAACACTTGTTAACAAATTTTTTCAAAATGCTTCAGCGTCTGACGAAGATATTGACGAATAAAATGCTCACCTTACACCCGAAGCGACGTCATGTCTATGCGGTAACGGGTGGCACATACCTCGGCGAACTTCTTGTTTATATGGGAGATAAAAGCAATACACATTCTTTTCTCTCCCTACCTGATATGCATATACGTAATATACCTGTTGACAAATTTAAGGATGGTATAAAAGAACATATAGTAGAGGTTGTTGAGAAATTACCTAAATATGCATATAACGCGTGTATCGCGCAATACACAAAAAATACTACACAGACATAAATAATAATATGGATATCATTCAACCAAAAATTATAACTTCACCGATAAGCGGTCAACCTTCACGCCCTGTACTCAAAAAGTACATCCGCGAAGGTAAAGAAGTTATAGAAGCAGAGTATTATGATCCTGCCTCTGGCGAGTTTATTCGTAAGGGTGTAGTTTCGGTAAAAGATATACAAAAATAAGGCTTGTATATTCATGCAGGTCATATATAGTTAATATGTGATATTGCCTTTAGAATATATTGTACAAAAGTTCTATCAATACGCAGGATTTCCGAAGTATAAGAAACTATCTAAGACGCATGAGGCTTGCTGTCCTATATGCCGTGAAGGGCGGTCATGGGGTCGTAAGAAGCGTTGTTATTACCTTGTAGAGAAGAACGCTATTTGCTGTCATAATTGCGGCTGGTACTCCAATCCTATCGAATGGATATCACTGGTAGCTGGTCTTACTAAGGAAGAGATATATAAAGAGGCTCAGCACTTCGATGTATTACCGCTAGACATTCTCCAACAGGACAGCAGCACTTTACCTGAAAAAACATATCATCATGTACTGCCTCTCGATAGTATAAATCTGTATGACAGTAATCAGCTGTCATTCTATAGTACTAATACAGTAGTGAAGGATGCATTGAGATTATTATGCGAACGACGTATAGATAGAGCTGTCAATAAACCAAATACACTGTGGTTATCATTAACAGATAAAGTACATAAAAATCGTATCATTATACCTTTCTACGACGAGAAAGGTGAAATTATATTCTATCAAACGAGAGCGATATATGAGAAGGATACACAATACAGACCGAAATACCTCGGAAAAATAAACGGTGAGCGATCACTATTTAATATTAATAAAATTGATCCTTCACTTGACTATATTTTTATTTTTGAGGGACCGATTGATGCATTCTTTGTGCGTAATGCAACAGCGGTTGCTGGTATTCAAGAAAAAAGCAGCAAGACATTTACAGCACTACAAGAGCAACAGCTCTCACAATTTAGATTGTATAAAAAGATATGGGTATTAGACAGCCAGTGGCAAGATAGTGCTAGCTATAAAAAATCTGAAATTTTAATTGACCAAGGGGAAATGGTATTCATATGGCCAGAACGTATAGGGAGACAATTTAAAGATATAAATGATCTTTGTATAGCTTGTAATAGATATGAAATACAGCCATCTTTATTTATTAAAAATAGCTTTTCAGGTATTAAGGCTAAATTAATGCTTAGCAATATTAGTCGTTAGCGGATATTTTATATCCTTTAAACGACTCACTTAATGAGCTTAACTCAGCAGCAAGACGTGAAATCTTTTTCTTTTCACTGCGTGCGATATCTTGAAAGATAGTCTCGCATGGTGCTTCATGAAGCTTAGACTGTATAGAATCAGGTGTTGTACCATTCAGGTATTCAATAAATGAGTCAAGTGTCGCAATCCACTCATCAAGTTGTTTAATTTGACCAGCTTTATGCTGATCAACTAATTGTGCTCTACCAGCTTGCTGCACATCAAAATCGCTTGGTCTTGCAGTATCGAGCTGCTGTGCCATTGCCTCGCGGTCACTTGCAGGTGCGGGTTGCGGCTCGTCATCTGCCTCGAGTATATAATTAAATTTTTTGCTAAACAAACTCATATAATTATTTATACAACGTATTAAATATTTTTGTGAAAAAAAAGCTGATATTTGAAGATGCGACAATGTACTACAATAAATGGGTACAGGGTATCGCGGGGAAAGAATTTGGCACACAGCAATTAAAATTTAAAGATATAATAAATGCTAATAAAGATCATGAGTCGCAAAGCCCCAATGATGCAAAAGCTGGTAACATTATGCCTTACCCGCTACCAAGCACTGTCTCGGTTTTTGGTGATTTAATTATACATACCTCTAATGCCTTGACGATGTTTAAGAGTTCGCTTAAAAACCCTGCAATAAAAAAGAATAAGCAAATGGAAGAGGAGATTGCAGAGATTGTAGCAGTTTTGAAAGAGTCCTTAACAGTTCTTAATTCTTATTTTGTAAAAGCCAAAGAAAAAGTTGATAAAATACCACCTGTATCTTAAGTTAACTGTGTGAAAATACTTATAAAGCAACTTTTATTGCTGGTTGCAGTAACTTCAGCTATTACATTTCTTCTTGCGTCATTTGGTATAAACATAGCTATTTCAGTAGCTATCAGTCTTATTCTTCAATTTGCTGTTTATAATGGCTTTAATTACATTGTTGATAGCTTTACAATAACACGAATACGTAAGATTGAATATGAAAAGATTCGAGAGCTAAGCTACCAGACAGCTGAGATTGCATGTGCATGCTCTCCATCACATATACAGCTTGTACCTATTCGTCTCAATA